CAGCAGATAGAAAATGAATTAACAAAATGTATAAATTCGGCTAAATACTGGCAACTTCGAGGAAGCAACAATGAAACTGCAAGAACTGGCCGTAACACGCCCTACAAAACAAATCGCTAAAGTATTCGAGAGTCACTTTGACCAACGCTTATCTTTTGATTCAATGAATCGCAACCAAGTGCGTGGCATGCTCAATCGTGTGCGTGGCCTGGTCAACGAACACCGTGCAAGCCCTGCATTTCATTATAGCGAAAAGAATCCTGCCTATCTCAAACTCATGATGATGGAACAGGCTCTAACACAACAATTGCAAGAGTTTGGTGCTACTCCAGCCACTGGTGCTCCAGGCGCTCCTGGTGCTACTGCCGCTTTGTCTACTGTACAACAACAGCAGAAAAAGAAACAGATGCAGGACGAAATCAAACAAAAGCAAAAAGAAATTCAAGACTTGCAAAAGGCCATGATGAACCCGACAATGGCAGCAGAAAACAACACAGGCAACTTCTTGCGTGAATCAGAAATTCAACAAGCACAAGTTGTGTTGGCCGCACAAGACATGGTCGACCGTGTGCAGAAAATGCTGGAAGACACAACAGAAATGCAATTTAAAGAATTACCTGCCTTGGTTGATTCTATTAAAAATGAAGTTGGTATGGATCAAGCCGCACAGTTTAACGCAGATGCTGCCGCCGCACTGTCGGGACTTGTACAAAATCTACAGGCCAGCAAAGGTCAATTGGAAGCCGCACTGGGTGTGGTAACTGGTACCGGTGGTGGTGCTGTTGTACCTGGAGCCGAAATGGGCGCAGACATCGGTGCTGAAATGGGCGCAGACATGGGTGCCGAACTAGGCGCAGAGGCTGGGCTTGATGCCGCTGCCGCTGATGCAGGCGCTGAACTTGAACCAGAACCCGAAGCCACTACACCAGCCGCCAGTTTGGGCCGCGGACGTAGATAATGCGTATCGACGAAGTTGGCAACGGCCGGTCAGATGACACAGCCGCTCGACTTTTAGGCTTGGCTGAATTCCTGTTGGGTCGTGCAAAAGACACAGGTGGCCAAAAACAAATCGGCATGCAGACTTTTTTAAATCTGGCCAAAAATATGCAGATCGATCTTACGCCCGAAATTCTTCAAAACATGGCCAGCCAGGCACCACTGAGTGGAGTGTTCATGCCCATTGAACCCAATTCCGGTGTGATCAAATTCAAAGGCAACGATTCTGGTCCTGTGCCCATGCCAGTAAACAAGGCGCAAGACATTGTTGCCTCTGCGGCAAAACGGGCAATGAAATAAAACTCAAATGTAGTCAACCATTAGTTGACACAACCGGTTAAATAGTGTATACTCAACTGTAGGAGGCATATATGAAACTGCGTAAATTAAGAGATAAATTATATCAAGCAATCTTCAAACATGATAGTGCTAAAGAAAAAAAGATTTGGTTCAAGATTCTTCGAAAATCTACCAAACACAAACACACCGAGGACATACGATAATGGCATATTCAGACCGAGTGATTGATCACTATGAGAATCCACGTAACGTGGGTAAATTTGAAATTGACGACACTGTCGGTACAGGCATGGTAGGTGCACCTGCTTGCGGTGATGTTATGAAACTACAGATCAAGGTAGGCAGTGATGGCATAATCACCGATGCAAGATTCAAAACATATGGTTGTGGAAGTGCAATTGCCAGCAGTTCATTGATCACAGAGATGGTAAAAGGCATGACCCTGGACCAAGCAGGCAAGATCAAAAATAGCGACATTGCTGAAGAACTGGCTCTACCACCTGTGAAAATTCATTGTAGCATCCTGGCCGAAGACGCCATCAAAGCCGCAGTAGCAGACTATCGCAAAAAACATTTGCAGTGAAAAGTGTAAACTGTTGGTTCTCTGATGATCAAAAATTCCTTGCCAACTGGTTCAAACACGATATAACCTGCACCGAATACTGGGTTAATTTACACGAAATTAATCTTCAATGTCTTGAACAAATCACTAAATCTGCCAGTCAAATTGTGTTTTATGATTGGACTCATGCTGATCCCAAGATGTCATCATATTGGACTAATTTGGTTGAGTACGCCAACAACAAATGCGATACTATTTGGTACACCGTAAATCAATTACCAATAGATAATTTACCTGTTAAAAAGTTTGATTTTTATTGGAATCGTTGCAAATCTAATCATGCACATGGTCACTGGCGCTGGAGATACAAATGTACAGGTGAAGAGTTGCCGCATCATCCATTGCATTGGCAGCCGAGAACGCACAAATATCTCAGTCTAATCCGCAGACCTAACAACTATCGAGACCAATTATATAAATTTTTAGAATCTTTTAAAGGTTTTTCCAGTAACAAATCTAAAGGACATATCTTAGAATCAGATATTGGAACAGAAAAGGATGTCTTGAATGGTTTAAATGTACCACCTGCTAAACATTATTTTGACAACAGTTATGTGAGTTGTCAGGTGGAAAGCCAACATCTCACTGGAGGATCAGTGGTATTCAGTGAAAAAACTTACGATCATTTGATTCAGGGCCGTTTTGTTTTGAACTTTGGTCCACAACATTTTTATCGCTGTCTCGAACAACAAGGATGGAAACTCTGGCAAGGAATTGACCTTGCATGGGACTCTGTTGAGTACGATGCTGTTAGATGGCAAGGATATGTTGACACATTGAAACACATCCTTGAATTGAGTACGGCTGATTTACATGATCTTTTTTTGTTAAATAAATACAACATAGAGCACAATTGGCAAATGCTCTATGATAAACCTTATGATATCCTTAACTGACACAGCCAGAAACAAAATACAAAAATTAGTCACAGCCAAAGGTTACGCTGGTATTCGTCTTGGGGTAAAAACTACAGGTTGCAGTGGCCTTGCTTATGTGTTAGAATACGTTAAAGAATACACACCTGAACAGTATGTTATTAACTACGCACAAAATGATTTTGTGGTATTAGTAAATCAAAAAGACAATGTGTATCTTCAAAACATGACAGTAGACTATGTGCGTCAAGGCCTCAACGAAGGCTTTGACTTTTCAAATCCCAATGAACGTGATCGCTGTGGTTGCGGAGAAAGTTTTAGAGTTTAATTTGTACAATCCAAAATTTGATTATCAACCAATTCCTCGCGTGACAATAGAGGGTAAGCGTTACTATGCCACCCCAGATGGCAACAACTTACCCAGTGTGACCACAATCCTGGACCGAACAAAACCCCCAGAAAAAGTTGAAGCACTTGCTCAATGGCGACGTCGTGTGGGCGCAGAAAAAGCACAACAAATCACAACCGAAGCCGCCAATCGTGGCACACGTATGCATACCTATCTTGAACAGTATGTCAAGGAGGGAGCGATCAAAGAGCGCGGATCAAATCCTTTCTCCTGGCCCAGCCATGTGATGGCAGAAACTGTGATCAGAGATGGACTTAAAAATGTTACAGAATTTTGGGGTATTGAAGTTCCCTTATACTTTCCCTCCATTTACGCAGGCACAACAGATGGTGCAGGTATACACTTAAATGAAGAAAGCATATTAGATTACAAGCAAACCAACAAGCCCAAAAAGCGTGAATGGATTGACGATTATTTTGTACAACTGTGCGCCTACGCAGAAGCACACAATGAATTACACGGCACAAAAATACGCAAAGGTGTTATTTTGATGTGTGTCAAACCCGATCTAGATGAGCAACACAATATCATTGGAAAACCCGAATACCAGGAATTTGTGTTAGAAGGTGCAGAATTTGATCGTTACCGAGATCTATGGTGGCGAAAGGTCGAGCAGTACTACATGCTAAATACATGATAGCAAGAGGACAACCACTGTGGCAATTGTACAAGTATCCCGAATAACAAACCGTAAAGGCCTAGAAGAAAATCTACCGCAATTGGCCGGAGCCGAACTAGGTTGGGCAACAGATGCCCGCAAATTATACATTGGTAATGGCACACTCGAGGACGGCGCTCCTGTGATTGGTAATACTGAAATTCTTACTGAATTCAGCGCAGTGCCTTTTCCAACTGCTGTGACTCTAGCAGATAATACAGCATCGGCCACCACAGCATTCAGTCTTGCGGCCAACACCGCAGTGATCGCTTATACCATCATTAGAAACACTGCACTCAGCGCAGGAACTATTTTGGTGGCCGCTTCAGGTGCTGGGGTAGCATTTAATGCCACTGCACAAACAGTTGGTACTACCGGCATAGTCTTGAGTGCAATCTATGCTGATGATCTAATTCAAATACAGTATACCAGTACCTCCACTGGGTCAAGTGCCCAACTAACATACGCAGTTACAATCTCATCCTAATGTGGCCTGCTACCTTTGAACAGCGCCTGCATGCGTGGGGTGTTCTTCGTGAATCAATCCGATACGCACCATTACCACAAGCACTTGCGGACATCAATGCCTGGTGGTTTCACGCACCCTGGCGAGCCTATCATTTGCACTGGGATGATCAGGTCGTTTGGCCAGATCCCTGGCAATTATTGAGTGATAATCTCTATTGTGATCTTGCTCGAGGGCTGGGAATCCTGTATACTATTACTATGTTAGATCGACCTGATCTGCAGGATTTGTTATTGGCCGAGACTGAACAGGGGAATTTAGTCCTGGACCAGGATCGGAAATATATACTGAATTGGGACTCAGAGCAGGTGTTAAATATCAATCCGGGGCAGATCAATGTCCGTCACAGCATTACGCAAGAGCAAATAAAACAACAAATTAGGTAACAATGAAGCAAATTACAGTACAAAAACGCAGTGGTCGCCGCGAGCCGCTAGCGTTGGAAAAATGGCAGGCACAGATAGCCAAGGTATGTGCAGGCATAGCAGACGTGAGCCAGAGCATGATTGAGATCAAGGCACAACTGCATTTTTATGATGGCATTACAACTAACGAAATTGATGGTATCACATTACGAGCAATAGTGGACTTGATTGACGTAGAATCAAATCCCGACGTTGGACACACCAACTATCAATATGTAGCAGGCAAACAACGACTATCAATGTTGCGTAAAGATGTCTACGGATCATATGATCCTCCCCACTTGTATGAGATTGTAAAGAAGAATGTGGCCACTGGCCTATACACTCCTGAACTGCTGGAGTGGTACAGTGAAGACGACTGGAATCGTATGGAAGACATGATTGATCATGCCAAGGACGAACAGTACTCATATGCGGCGGTGGAACAACTGATTGAAAAGTATCTTGTGCGTAACAGAAGCACAAAAGAAATTTATGAAACGCCACAAGTGCGTTACATGATTGCGGCTGCTACGGTGTTCCACAAGGAAGAACCCAACACAGCCCGTATGCGTTACATAAAGGAATACTACAATGCCGCAAGTGATGGATTGTTTACCCTTGCTACTCCCGTCCTTGCTGGTCTCGGTACCCCTACTAAGCAATTCAGTTCGTGCGTACTCATTCGCAGTGATGATGACCTGGATAGTATTTTTGCTAGTGGCGAGATGATGGCCAAGTATGCCAGCAAGCGAGCAGGCATTGGTTTAGAAATTGGACGCTTACGTCCGCTAGGTTCGCCCATACGTGGCGGCGAAATCATGCACACCGGCATGATACCATTTTTAAAGAAGTGGTTCGGAGATTTACGCTCATGCTCACAAGGAGGTATTCGCAATGCAAGTGCTACTGTATTTTATCCCATTTGGCATCATCAGTTTGATGATCTTATCGTTCTTAAGAACAATCAAGGAACAGAAGAAACCCGTGTCCGGCACATGGACTATGGGGTTGTTCTTTCCGCATTTTTCTGGAGGCGATTCAAGAATAAAGAAAACATAACTTTCTTTGATCCCAACCAAGTACCTGAACTGTACGAAGCGTTCTATGCCAACACCGAACGTTTTGAAAAACTCTATGTGGAATACGAAAAGCGTCGGGACCTGCGCACTAAGACCATGAGTGCTGAAGAAGTATTCAAGTCAGGCATACTCAAAGAGCGCACTGACACAGGACGTATCTATCTTGTGTTTATTGACAATGTTCAGAATCAAGGACCGTTTGATACTGAATATCACACCATTTACCAGAGTAACCTTTGCTGTGAAATCTTACTTCCTACAAAACCTTTTAAACGCTTGGACGACGCCGAAGGCCGAATCGCTTTATGTACTCTTGGATCGATCAACTGGGGTGCGTTTCGCAATCCTGAAGACATGCGTCGTGCTTGCAGAATTCTGCAACGCAGTCTCTGTAACATTCTTGACTACCAGGACTTTCTCTCGATCCAGAGTCAGTTATCAAATGACGAAATTCAGCCGCTTGGTATCGGCATTACTAACCTTGCTTACTGGCATGCCAAGCGAGGACTGCAATATGGTAACAAAGACGCTCTTGGAGAGGTTAAATCTTGGATGGAACACCAGGCCTTCTATCTTACTGAAGCAACAGTTGAACTTGCTAAGGAAAGAGGCCGTTGCAAAGATAGTGACCGCACCTGGTACGGTCGTGGTATATTTCCCTGGGAGAGACGAGCCAACGGCGTAAATGAACTAACAGACTTCGCTCCTGAACTGAACTGGGAAGGCCTACGTGCTGAAATGCGTAGTTACGGAGTACGCAATGCTACCTTGATGGCCATTGCTCCAGTTGAAAGTTCAAGTGTTGTTATAAACTCAACTAATGGTATCGAAATGCCAATGAGTTTGATATCGGTTAAAGAATCCAAAGCAGGATCCTTGACACAAGTAGTTCCAGAGTATCACAAACTCAAGAACAAGTATCAGATGATGTGGGCGCAGAAAGACTGTGACGGATATTTAAAGACTGCGGCCGTGTTAGCGGCCTATGTTGATCAGTCAATCTCAACAAACACATTCTACAACCCAGCACACTTTGCTGACCGTAAGGTTCCAACTACATTGATTGCTCGGAACTTGATGCAGGCACACCACTGGGGGATTAAGACCTTCTATTATAGCCTTGTGAATAAGCAAGGATCAAAATCTATAGATGAAACCACTCCTAATACGCCGCTTGAACAGATCGACTTTGATCTTGAAGAAGATTGTATCGCTTGCAAGTTATGAACAGCATAGAAAAGATCTGGGCTCGGGCCACCGGACACCTGATGGGCGAGAGTGATCATGATCGTCCGGATGTGCCCATATTGACTCTTCGAGAAGCCCGATTGGCCTTGTTCTTCAAGACCTTTTGGGTGGTGATACATGTTATGACCTGTGGGTTTATCATAGCCAACACCATTAGACACTGGTAAAATTAGCATGTTAGAAACCTGTTGTGATATATTAGTAGATGCGTACAAACGCAATTGGATAACCAGTAGAGATGGCAATATCTCTATTCGTCATCACGACCGTGACCACTTTTATATCACACCGTCGGGTGTGCGCAAACAGACCATGCAACCAGATCAGTTTAAAAAGATTAAGATTGTAAGTAGTCTACATTGGCAGGAGGAACACTACACAGACATCAGTGCTAACCTCAAGCCCAGTGGTGAACTTCCTTTACATTTTGGTCTACAACGAGAAATGGGTCAACACCGAGACGAAGTTCGAGTGGTAGTGCATGTGCATCCGACCTATTGCATTGCGGCCATGCATGCCGGTATTGATTTGAGTACTATTAGCAATAGTTTCCCAGAACTCAATCGTTATACAAAGGTTGCACCCAATGTGGGAGATGTAGCACCTATCAGCCAAGAACTTGCTGATGCATGCCATCGCAATTTGGGATTAGATCCAGCAGGCAATATCAAATTTGATATTGTGGGAATAAAAGGACATGGAGTGGTGGCCATTGATGTCACCCCATGGCGTGCCTATGAACACATAGAACGATTGGAACACATTTGCAAGATAGTACTTGCATCAGGAAAACATTAAATGAGCAAACAACAATACAATTTAAAAACAAAAACAGACTACCTCAGTCGCAAGATGTTCTTGGATCCAGCAGGGCCTGTAACAGTACAACGATTTGAAGAAGTCAAGTACAACAAACTGGTCAAGTATGAACAAGAAGCACGTGGTTTCTTTTGGGTACCAGAAGAAATCTCTCTAACCAAAGACGCACAAGACTTCAAAGATGCCAGTGACACAGTCAAGCATATTTTTACATCAAACTTGTTGCGTCAAACAGCACTGGACAGTTTGCAAGGACGTGGACCAAGCCAGATCTTCACACCTGTGGTGTCAATTCCAGAACTTGAAGCCTTGGTCTACAACTGGACATTCTTTGAAACTAATATACACAGTCGTTCATACAGTCATATCATTCGTAACATCTACAACGTGCCTAAGGATGTGTTCAACACAATCCACGACACACAAGAGATTGTGGACATGGCGTCAAGCGTAGGCAACTATTATGATCGACTACACATGATCAATTGCCGCAAAGAGTTATTGGAAGAGTTTCCTGAACGTGAACATATCAAAGCCATTTGGTTGGCACTCAATGCCTCCTATGCTCTAGAAGCATTCCGTTTCATGGTATCATTCGCCACAAGCCTGGCCATGGTCGAAAACAAGATCTTTATTGGCAACGGCAACATCATTCAATTGATCTTGCAGGATGAGATGCTACACAAAGAGTGGACTGGGTGGTTGATCAATCAAGTGGTCAAAGAAGACCCTCGCTTTGCCGCTGTCAAAGCCGAATGCGAAGCCGAAGTATATCAAATGTACTTGGATGTGATACGTGAAGAAAAAGCCTGGGCTGACTACTTGTTCAACAAAGGTCCGGTGATTGGTCTCAATGCCAACATTCTCAA